AAATACCCTTTGCACGAGCAGCGTTATACATCTTATCGTAGGTTGGATAGTTGAGGTATTTAAGCACGACAAACTCCTGCAAGAGCGTTGCAACATCAATCGGTTGGAAGTGCTGTTTCATCATCTTGGAGGTATTGGGTACATCCAAGCACTTACCTCGTGCGTCCACCACGCTTCGCCGTGAATGTTGGTGAAGGTCTGCGTCTGCTCGCCAACAAGCCAAGCCACGGCGTAGTTTCCGTCGTGCAGAGCGATGAATACTTCCTCCATCTTGTCGGGCATCGTTTCAGGGGTTAGGCGTGTCCATTCCATGGCTTAGGCTTTCTTGGCTTGAAGGACACGGCCCAGCAGGGTCCAGTTGACGGACCACGGCTTGATGGTTTCGGCATGGTCGGGCTTGGAGCAGTTCACACACTCCTTGCGGATGTGGATTTGCCAGCGGCGGAAATCGGTGGGGGTTGGTTTCATGGGTTTGGGGTTTAGCATTTTGGTGGTGTCAACGAAATGGTCAGTAAAATGACGGCTACTCAATATCAATGCCCTCAATTATTGTTTCAAGCACTCTAATTTGTTGTTCACAGGCCACTATTGCCGACAACACAACGTCTTGCGCTTTTTGGCTAATCAATACTTGACGGCATTTGCCATCGTTAAATTTGCCAATGACAACAATTTGTTTCAATTTAAGGTCAGCACTATCGCTAATGGTTTTCATTGGGTTTGGGGTTTATATGGGACAATTTGCGAGGTTTTGGGTAATTTATGTCAGGTTATAGGCTGACGCTGGTCGAGGTTTGGTAAGACCAGAGGCTGACGATTTGGTTCACGAATGAGCGAGTTAGCAGCGATTTAAATCGCAGTATTCCAAAGCTAACTCTAAGGCTCTATTAGCATTCTCTCTTGACCAATCATAGAAGTCATCATAGTTCAATTCTTCATTTGGGAACACTTTTGACCAAATGTATTCGTAAACATTTAAACGGCTGCTAACAGCAGTTTGGCAAGATGCGGGGGTTGTTGCTTCTTTTGACATATTTGGTTTCATGAGTTTAGGGTTTGGGTTAATTGGTTAAATGTTTTGGTTTGATGAAGAATGAGGTCAGTACGATAACGATGAACACCGCAAAGACGAATATCATCGTAATCCATAACGGGGCAAAGCACCAACCCCACGATATAATCGCAGGGCTGATGAGCTTCACTATGCACAACAATCCGCTAAGAATTGTTGGCCATTTGAGCAGATCCACCATTAGAATGGCAAATCGTCTTTTGTGCCTTCTTGAGAAACCTCTGCCTTCGGTGTAGGCTTCCAGGTGTTCAACTCGGCATTGTGCGTGCCATACTTGTCTGCTTCACGCTTCGGCCAACAAGCGACACGGACATAGCCTTTCTCGTCTTTGTGTTCCTGAAGGAAGGCGATGAAGGAATCCGCATTGAAAGAAAGCTCCACAAGCTCCTTGCCTGCGATGAGTTTCTTGTTAACGTAAATCCCTCTTGCGAATACTTTTGGTTGGTTTTGTTGTGACATTTTTGATGGGTTTATAGGTTGGTTTTTGTTTACGGCAGCCGATTGCTTGAGCCCTGTTGTACTTCTGGGCATACCATTCAGAAGCATCAAGGGTGTAATTCTTTGGGTGCGAGTAATTGTCGTACCCTTCTTGGTAAGCCGCCTTCAAATGGTTTACTTCAATCTTTCTGTGATAGTCATAGCATTTAAGCATAATCTCAGATTTCAATACCAATGGCGGTTGGTTGGATAGCCAGTCCATAAATAGCTGCATAGGGGTTGGTCGGTGTTTATTGGGCATTTTTGATTAACTTGATATTGATGATTGAAGAACGAAGGCAACGCCTCTTGCCAACGATGGCCTTTACTCGGTCTTGCAATGCGCGATTCGCTTCGTCATCATTATCCCAAAAGCCAAAGTATTCATCCTTCATCCCGGAGCATTTAACCTGAATCGCAAACCTGGTCTCTATCTTGGAATAATACTTCGGTACTTTCCCTTCAATGAGGTCGGATAGATTGGCAATGTCCGATTTGGTTCCCCTTGATGAAGTCGTTAATTCGTTCTCAATCACATTGATGGAGTGAATGACCGTAGAATGGTCTCGGTTGAAGAACACCTTGCCGATAACAAGTTTGGAAACCTTGGTGTACTTGCGGATAAGGTAGCAACAAAGTTGCCTTGCGTGAACGATGTTGTGGGTTCTCTTTTTGGATGCGAGGTCTTCCTCGGTCAACCCGTAATATCCGCAAACAATGGAGATGATGTTCTTGACCATCTCCTGTTCAACCATTCCTACATTGAGTTTCATTTCTGTTTCCTCCCTTTTTTATCAACTTTTAGAACTGTAACGAGTTTACCGCAGTAAGGGCAGTACGGCCCGGTCTTGATGTCAAGCATCGCCTTGGGCGCATCGTGGGCTATCAAGCCGTGTTCTGGACACATTCCTGCGTATTTCATTAAAATGGGGCTTTTTGGTTTGCGATTTTCTCCTCAAAGGTAGGTATTTCTCCCCTAAATTCCAACACTTTTGTGTATTGAAGTTGGATTCTTGCCATAGCAGTACCAACTTTCCCGTTACGGTTCTTCCTTACAAGGATTTCCATAACCTCTTTGAGGTCAGCCTTGTTCGGGTCGCTTTCTTCCATATACTCGGCAGGACGATACACGAACAAAATCTTGTCTGCGTCAAATTCCAACTGCCCCGTTTCCCTCAAGTCACTCATCTTCGGACGCTTGGTATCCCTTTGCTCTACATTCCGAGACAACGATGAAACCACGCAAAGCCATATATTCAGCCTCTTGCAAATCATTTTGAGGTACTTGGAGATGTTCGTGACCTGCTCAAGCCTCCCCTTGCTCCTATCCTCCGGCAGGGCAGAAATCAATTGAAGGTAGTCAATGTACGCTCCCTCAACTTTATGCGTCCTGATGAGCTTGATGAGTTCAAGTTCAATCTTGGTGGGGTCTGCCCCTGGAATATCAACGATATGCAAAGGGGCGTTCTTGACCGTATCAACTGCTATGCCCATTGCGGTGTATTGTTCCGGTGAAATCCTCTGCGACACATCCAAAAACGACTCCCCATCCACCTCGCAAATGTTGGAAACAAGGCGAGTTACAAGCTGTTGAGTGGACATTTCAAGGGTGAAAAAGGCCACGGGTTTACCTGCAAGAGCTTGGTTAAGTGCATATTGTACGCCCAAAGTGGTCTTTCCCATCCCAGGTCTTCCGCCAAGCAAAATGAACTCGGAAGGCTTGAATCCCGTAATCAGGGAGTCCGTGTTGGGATGATAGGTTGGAGTGATTCGGTTATCCCTCTTCCCCGACATAACGTCTGCCATTTCAACCATATAGGTGACAAGCAGTTGGTGGACATCGGTTGCAATCGGATCCGGGTCAAGGGAGCGAATCTCCTGCATTTCGTTGTAGAGCTTATCAATATCCTGGTGCTTGAGAAATTCAACCTTGCAATCCTTGATTCTCTCGCCAACATACCGCAGGTGAAGCTCGTGCCGATAATGCTTCCACCCATCGCAATGGTAAATCCCGTTGTCTATCGTGGCGAGGTAAACCGCATCCACGGGCGTTTTGAGTTCTACCAACTTGCCGTAAACGGTGACGGTGTTGATGGGTTTCTCCTCCCTTCGCAGTTCCCTGATGGCCCGAAAGACATTTCGCCTCTGCCCTTCCTCAAAGTATTCCTCCCGAAGTTGAAGAACAATATCGCCCGGACGTATGCTTTCGCAGATCAAGATGCCGAGCATCCGATCTTGGTATTCAGCGTACAATGCCGGGCTCTGGAGTATAGATTCTGATTGATTCATTGGTGGATTGATTTGGTGAATTTGGTGAATGCCTCTCTGACGCATTTACAGGCTCGTCATTGAACGCTTTATGCGAAAGGTATCTTACGGGGTCTTTGCGGTATTTCTTCTCGTGGTGAGCCTCTAAATAAGCGGGAAGGGTATTCCTGATTTTCTCCACCTCCTCGTCCGTTAATTTGAACCAAGCGACCATCGCTTTGTCCTTGCCGACCTTCTTGTCGTAGAAGTTCCAAAAGCCTTCAAACATTTGGAGCATTTGGTCGTGGTCGTAGATGGAGTTTCTGCGCTTTCTACCCTCCAGGGTTGTCTCCCTCTCTTTTCTTCCTTTCCCTTCTTTCTCCCCCACACCCCCTCTATCATCCCTATCTATCTTATCTCTCCCTCTGATAGTAATATAGTTGTCTATATCTTTATAATTATCTATATAGAATCTTATTTGCTCAATTTTGGTTTTTTTCTGGGAATCAAGGTAGGGAATACGGATGTTTTCGCCATCCACAACGAGCGTTTCGTTGGCGATTAAGGCTTCCAAAACAGGCTCTCCGAGGATGGTCAGGGCTTCAGAAACGGTCATTTTGCCCTCGTTTGCGGTGTAATCGCAGAAGAAGTCCAAGGCCGCAATGCGGATGATGTTTGGCTCCTTCCCAAGCCGGGAGAGCCTCCACCAAGTTGGTGAAAATGTAAATTCGGGGTTAAGCATTGGTTAACTGATGAAGGTTATGGTGTGGGGGTCAACCTCTTCAACCTTTCCTGACTCAATGTGTTCAACAATCGCAAAGACCGCAACGAAGGTTGAGTCTCCTGATGAATAATCGGGATGCCTTTGCGTTCTGCCTTGTAGAGACCAAGAATGGAAGTAATACTCCCCATCTGGATACAAGTTTTTGCCGTTGCGTGGGCAATAAATTTTACATCTTCTTAAATCGTTCTTGTTCATTGGTTTGGGGTTAATAGGTTAAAGGATTAATATCTGCCCGACACTGTTGCGATGGTGTAACCACCATACGAGGTGTTGGAT